TAAACAGGTAATTAATATTAAAAACTTTTTTGAACAACTATTAAAACAAACACAAAATGATTAATTTAGAATTAACAACACAGGAATCAATCTTACTATACGGTTCCATGAAAAGCATACTTGATGCATTAGAACAAAATGAACAACCTTTAAAAAATCCTGAATTATCTAAACCACTTGTAGAAAGTATTGCATACAAAATTTTAACTGAATTAGAAAATCAAACAACCAACAATTAATATGAAAGAGACATTAAACAAATCAGTTTATCTTAAACACGGAGAAGTATTAATCATATTAGGATTAATAGAAAAACGTATAGAAGAATTAGAAAAAGAAGACTGGAATCTTGTGGAGCAATTTATGTTAGATATGGTTTTTTTGGATATTACAAGAAAATTAGATCCCTATAATCAAGAAACAATTCAAGGTCTTATTACAAGAGCAAGCAATAAAGTATTGGAAGAAATAAAACAACCTAAATAATATGAACGAGATAAAATTAACAAACAAGGAGGTTAGTGCTCTTGTTGGTTGTGTTAATTCTTATGTAAGATTATGTAATAACGCAACACCCGAACCTTCACATCTTACAGAAATGAAAGAAGATTTTTTAACACAATTAAAAAATGTAATAACTAAATTAGAAAATATTAAACAATATGAAAACATATAAATTACAAAGAGATAATCGTAAAATGATTATCCAACAGATTGAATGGTTAAAGAACGAGACAGGTGAGGAATATGATTGTGATTATATTAAATCATTATTTCCCATGAATAAGAAAGAATTGATTGAGGTGTGGGTTCAGTTGGTTGAACAATTAGAATATCCTCAATTAGATTGGATACAAATTTATTATTAATATATTTGGAATTGTAAAATCAATTTCTTATATTTATAATACGAAGGGGTGGAGATTTTTATTTTAGATTGCCATCTATGTAAGGTTAGTTTGTTATACACCCACCCCTTCTTTTACTTAGTCTTTTTTTCGAATATAGTTAGATTTTCATACTCACCCCATTCTCTATGGGGTGTTTTAATTCATGGGATTAGGTAAATATTCTTTGGCATGCCAGGCATGCTTTCCATAAAAGATTAAAATATGTGGATAAGTTTTTTAAAAAAGATTTGGTGGGTAAATAATATCGCCGTATCTTTGTGTAACAAACATCAGGTAGATGTTTAAAACAAAAAGTTATGACTCAAAAAGAATTAGAAATAATATATGATGCACTTACCATATATTATGAAAATGAGAGTGAGAGTGATGCGTTAGACCTAAAAGATAAATCGGAACTGATGTATCGTATTAGTAAATTAAGATTAAAGGTTCTTAAATTAATTAAAATAAAATAAAATATTATCCATGGAAAGCATGCCAGGCATGCCAAAGAATAAATTAACTAATCCATATATATCATAGTAGGTTTCTCATAACTTCCTACTCTACCCTGTCGTTTCTACGATGGGGTTTTTAAAATAAAATAATATGTATTACATATATTACATTGAAGGAATTAAAATAGGTTGTAGTAAAAATCCTAAACGTAGAGTTAAACAACAAGGATATACCGAATTTACCATTTTAGAGACCCATACAGACATTCAAATTGCGTCTGAAAGGGAAAGGTCATTACAGAAAGAATATGGTCTTAAAGTGGATAAACCACTTTATAAAACATCAGTTAATAATAGAAGGAAATGGAAAAAAAGTGATGGTGAAAAAGGTAGACAAACAATGAAAGAAAATGGTTATTTTAATGAATGGTATAAAAAAGGAAATGCCAGCAGAATTAAATCTGTTGGCAAATACAATAAAGATACAAATGAATTAATTTGTGTTTATAATTCAATAAGTGATGCCGCAAGAGATATTGATAGACCTAAAAATACTACAACAATATCATCTTGTTGTTTAGGAAAAAGAAAAAGTTATATGGGTTATAAATGGAAATATATTACTCCTTAATCTTAACACAATTTGGAACCATACGACCGTCTTTTTCTTTTAGACCAATTGCTTCCCAACCCGGCCAGCATGCGTTTTCTAAACTATCACCTTCAGCAAATGATTTTTTCATTCCAGCTTTGATTGCTCCACAAACTTTCTTTGCGGTCTCCTCATCACCATATCTTGCTGTTTGATCAGCAATACATTCTTCCCAAGGATAATCTTTCATTTCTTCTACTACTTCCTTAGATGACTCAATCTCAAAGTTATTTAACTTTAGATTGATGATTCTTTCTAATCTATTCATTATTTTAATTTTTTTACTGTGGTTAAACTTAGTTCTTCATCCAATAAAAATACCGATTGATAATTATGATGAATCCAAAAGGTTAATTCCTGTTGTGTTATTTTATATTTTTTATCTAAATCTAAATCTAAGATCCTTGTAAAGTAATCTGTCTTATAACCTAAATTTAGTTCGTCTTCAGTTGGTTTTGGTAAATAATAATCTATATTCATAATTTAATTTTAATAACAATCTTGACATGGAGGATTTTCATGTTCTAATTCACTATAAACACTAAATTGTTTTCCAATATCTCTCATACTATAACCCTTTCTTGTTGTATTCTTTAATGATATACCACTCATGTACTTCTGTGATCTATCAGGGATCATACCGTCCCTCGTTGATTGTGTAACATATTGTGGGAACACATTTGATCCTTTACCTATTAATAGATAATCCTGAAGACGTGTCATGTAAAAGTCAGCACGAGATTTTTGAATGTTTCTAAGATATTGCATCGTTGCAATATCCACAGATGTTGCGTTCTCCATCGTACCTGACATAATACCATTGTTCATAGTACGATACATGATATGAGGTATGGCATTGAAATATGCGGTCTGAATCAAATACGGTTGAATATACTCATTAACCAATGTTGTTTCTTCTGCATTGAATGTATTACCTGTAGCACTTACTTGTGATAATAAGTGTTTGTAGAATAAAGTACCCAAGATAGTTTGAAGGTCAATATCCTGAGCAATTTGTACTTCCGCTTTAAGAACGTCCATATCAACATTCTTATTGATATTTGTAAAATTCTTTAACTTTGTTTCTGAAATTAATAATACACCCATGTTTAATTAATGTTTAATTCTTCTTCTCCTAACCATGCAACACATTGTTCTTCAGTTAATCCATAACCTGACATTAACATTTGTGTAGCTTGTCCTTTTGTTATTTTTTCTTTATTGTATTCTCTTACAATTCTTAATAGACCTTGATATTCTCTTCCTGATAATTTTTTGATATTTTCATTCACTGTCATCTCTTGTTGGTCAGGAACTTGAACTGGTACCACAGGTGCGTCATCTACCACAGGATTTTCTTTAACATCACCTGTTAAGAATAAACTTAATGGTTTAACTTCAAATGTTGTTGGTTTTTCAAACTTAATTGAAACCAATTTATTAAACACAGGTAACATACAATTTTGGAATGGTTGAATAACCATCTTTCTAAAATACTCACTATGTTCTGTAATCTCATTTGAACCACCTAATTTACCCGCAGTTGCAATACCAAATAATTCAGCACTACTTACTCTATGTGCGGATAAGATTGAACGAGTAATATCATCATTCATAGTTTGATAATAACTGTCATTATCATTACGAGGTATTTGAATAATCTCAGGTGCAGTATCTTTACTTTCGTTGAAAGATATAATTGCTTGACCTGCGTTGTCTGTTCCTGCGTATTGTTCTTCTAACGCTCTTGTTAATATTCTTTGTTCTTCCTCACCTGGTATACCACCGTTCATATTGATAAACAAACTTGGAACCATACCTGAACGTAAATTGTTCATATGGAAGTTCTTTGTCTCAATATCAATCTCTATTGCTCTTTGTCCCGCTGACCAATCAGGTACAGGATAATAACTCATAGATGGAACATATGTCTTATAATAGTAAATTTGTGTATCACCTTTTTCATCCATATTGAATGCAGGATATTCTTGTGGTGGATACTTTCTTGTATCTTTCCAATGTGGTGAATAGAAATAAGTTTCAATCTTATCTTCCTCATTTAATTTACCACTACGTACTCTACTAAAGTCTAAATGATAAATCTCAGCAATACCCTTACCATCTCTTGTTTTAATAATCTGTAAACTAAATCCACCAAACATCATAAAGTCTAATGCACATTTTCTCATTACATCAGATACATTCTCACTTGGATTAATTAAATTTACCGTAGCCATTGGGTTGTTTAATGACACAATACCATCACCCATAATCTGATTTACCTTTGAAGTAATCACCGCTTTATGAATTGCACAGTTGTCATATAACTCAATAAAGTATTGAGGTAGGAGATTCGTATCTCCGTAATATACCCAAGGGTATCTTTGTAAAACTTCAGAAAAAACAGGAACCGATGCTCGGTCAAAGTTGATTCTCTTTAAGTCGTATTTTTTTATTTCACTCATAATTAATCTTGTATATAAATATAGTTGTGGTTATCCTCATTTGGTGAGATATATTGTGTAAATCCTGAACCAGCTTCAGTACCTTCTAAAATAGATATACCTGTATAAACCAATTCATTATCAGGTTGACCATATATATTTAAAATATATTCACCCAAATAATTTAAGTCACTAACATTTAATTGTAATAATATTTCACAATAACGAATGTTTTGGAAATATACTGCAGGATCACTAGTATTAATTGAATAGGTTTTTACTTCCTTACTCATAATATGTGTAAACTCTAACGTATAACCAGTAAAGGTACTACGACTATTATTGTTGATATTCAACACTAACGAATTTTCTTGACCCTTGTTTAAATAAATCATATTCTTATCCTATATAAGTAAATATAAAAAAAACCATTTTGAATTGGTATAGCATAAAAAAAAGGGTCCGAAGACCCTCTTTCTTTGAGAATTAGAGATATAGAAAATTCGGTCCTCAGACCTACCAATTATGCAACTCCAAATCCACCTGCTGCTAATAATGCAGGAAGTGTTTGACCAATTGGTACGATTGTATTCGCAGGATCTGATTCTTGACCTGTGAAGATCAATTCAAAACCATTACGATCACCAAACGCAGTACCAGTAGCAGCAGAACCACCACTTAAATACAATCCGTTTACTTGACCTAAATAGTAATTTACATCGTTTTGATCCACTGCGATAATTTGAATTTTATCGTTTTGACCTAATACCAATAATTGGTTTCTTTTGTCTTGATCGTATTTGTATAGGATTGCAGTTAAAACTTGTTCCCAAAAGATAGTACCATTTTCAAAGTTCTTAGTAGTGTTTTGAGATAAAGAAGAAGTGTTTCTCTTTAATTCAAAATTGTACCAACCACCTGAACCTGTAATACCTGTGATAGGACCAGTTGTACCTGTGATACCAACTGTACTTACAGATGGTAATGTACTACCTGTTTGTCCTAAAACCCAGATACTTTTAATACCACCTATTCCATCAGAACAACCTAAGTCAACTCCTGAAGATATATAACATGACATATGTGTATAATTTATTTTTTAGTTTATTTTTAAATAAGGGGGACTTTCACCCCCTCAGTTTTTTATAGAAATTAAGCTAAGTTGTTAGTTGCGAAGTATGCAGTTGAACCAAACGTAGCGATTGTTACACCGTAGTTGTAGTTTGCACGTAATCTTAACTCATCAAAATCCTTAGAATACCAAATAACCAATTTCTCGTGGTCAGACAATAAGTCAAAACCTACAACCATGTACTCACGTGGTCCGATTACAACTTGATTAGAACCATTCAAACCAATAGTTGGAACGATTTTAACGTTTGTGTTAGGATGTGTAGCTTCCATCATTCCTGTAATATCAGTTGAACTGATGTAGTTTTGGAAGAAGTTAGCACGTGTTAACGCTTGAACATAAAGACGGAAATTAACATAAGACATGAATACTACTAAATCTTCACGAGACATAGCATTGTCATCTAATACGTTGATCAATTTATCTACTTCAGTAATTGGGTTACCACTTACACCGTATGCTGCAGAACTTGAGAAAGTTACACCACTTGAGTTAGCAACACCTGTTGTACCTGTAGAGATTAATGTTTTGAAACCAGCAAAACAAGAAGTTCCAGTAGTTGCTTGCCATAATTGTTGTTCAATTCTTTGTTGAATTTGTTTAACTTTTAAGTCAGCAATTTGTTGTTCAAATGGAACTGTTTCAGATGTTTGACCTGGTGCCATTAACATTGATTGGTATGTATCATACAAATCTTTGTAACATAATGCTTCATTATACTTCTCAGGACAAGTTGTGATGTTTGTTTGAGAGAAAGTAGTTGTACCAGATGGTTCCCATCCACAAGTACCGTCGTTGAAATAAGCAACTGAATTTAATAAATTCAATGCTTGTGTACCTTTAATACCTAAACGTACGTTTGCGTATCTAGCAGTAGTACCACCGATTAACGCTTTTGAAAGTAATTCTCCACCAACTTGATCTACGTATCCACCGATAGATGCAACGTCGTATGCGAATTGTTCTCTTGATAAAATTTTCATAATTTTATTGATTTTTGTTTTTACTTATTTATTGTTTTTTCTTAATGCTGCAATGGTTTCTAATTTAGAATCCATATAGTCATCCATTTTATTAAACTTTTCAGTTTTACCGTCAGCTATCTTTTTTGCTGCTGGTTCTTTTTTGAATGCATTAAAGTCAGCACTCATTCCTTCAACCTTACCTTCAAGTGAAGCGATCTTCTCACCTAACTTAACTACAAGGTCTTTTAATAATGAAACCACTTCTGACTCCATTTTTTCTTCTTTTGACACTTCAATCTCAACTTCAGCTTTAGGTTTTTCCATTTCTGGTTCTTCTAACATTTCTTCAATCTTAGCAATAATACCTTCTTTAGTTTCAACTTTAGTACCATCTTCAAGTTCGTGTACGCCATCAGGAGCTACAATTTCTCCTTCAGCTGTAACAACCATAACTTTAGCACCTTCAATTAAAGAATCACCTTCCACTTTAATCTCAGTACCATCAATCAACTTTGCATCAAGAAATATCTCTTTTACAATCTCAGTTTCTTCATTCTTTAAGAAACCAAATTGTACCATAAGGGATTTAATCTCTTGAATAGCACTTTTTGAATTTGACATAATTTACGTTTATTTTATTTTATTTATTCCTACTTATATATATAGATATAAGTGATTATTACCATTTATTTGTATATTTGTGTTATGGTAAAAATAAATAAAGGAGACATATATAATTTTTTAATAATACTTGAAGAAGTTGAACCTTTATATGGATCAACAGGTACTAAACACAGAATGGTAAAATGTGAATGTAGATGTGGAACAATAAAAAATTTTAAATTACACGACTTAAGAACTAACAATACAAAATCTTGTGGGTGTTATAATTCAGAAGTAATATCTAAAAGAAATAAAATATATAAAAGAATTATACACGGAGAAACTTTAGATTATGGAATGAGTAGGGAGTATCAATGTTTAGCTGATATTAAACAAAGATGTTTTAACATAAAAAATAAATTTTATAATCGTTACGGTGGTCGTGGAATAACAGTATGTGAAAGATGGTTAGAACCAAATGGTCAAGGTTATATCAATTTTATTAACGATATGGGTAGACGACCTGACTCTAACCATTCTATTGAAAGAACAGATAATGATGGAAATTATGAACCATCTAATTGTAAATGGGCTACAAGATCAGAACAACAAAAAAATAAAAGTCCTTTTAAAAGACTTTAATATTTTTTCAATACTTCCGCTACTTTATATAAAAACATTTCTTCTTTTGTAAATGCTGCCTCCTCTGAGAAAAAGCCACTTACCGAAAATCCGTTTAACTTACCTTCCTTAATTTGATTCCATACTTCATCACCTTTTGGTGTCTTAGCGATCTTCATTGCTATCATCCATGAACCCACAGGAACGTCATAACCATATTTTATAGACTTATCGTTCTCATCTTCCTTGATCCAAGATTCAATTACATATACATCTCTTACCGCCTTACCATCGTGCATCAAATCATTGTTACGTGTATATTGATTCTTCATATACTTTTCCGCAATCATTCTAATTGTATCAGATGTAAAAAATACGTAATATGGATTACCCATTGCATCCTTTCTAAATATCTTTTGATCAGGAACCATTGCTGGTCCTAATACTATTCTCTTTTCTTCACTATCAATTTGGAAATATTGTTTTGACATTTTCTCCTCTTGATTAATCTTAGATTGTGCCCAACTTAACGCTGACTTTCCTCCCCAACTATCATACATCAATTTACCACATCCATCACCATATCCTTTTGAACTTTCTAAATCTACCTCATGTCTTGATAAGTAACTATACATTCTCTTAACTGTCTCTAAACTAATAGGTTCACCATTAGCAAGTTGATTAGCACGTTGTTTACCCACAGGTGTTCCACAACTTCCCCATCCATTTTCTTCCACATATTTCAATACCGCCTTAGCGTTGTTCTTAACACTATCAGGATAATCAGAATAACTTTCCATATTTTGTTTTACATAAGATTTGATAGTTTCTATATGACCATCCATATAAGACACATCATGTTTCATTCCACTTATCTTATCTACTTCATTAATAATATCTTTAAAATCATCAACCAAAACAATAGCTTCTTTTAGTTGTTCAGGTGTTGCTAACTTAGATTCCAACACATCAGATTCAATTTTGAATATAGTATCAGCAACAACCGCAGCACTTCTAATCATACCTATTGTATCATCATCATTATCCATTGATATTAGATGTTCAAAGGTTGCTTGTGCGCCAGGACATATTTGAAAATACTTGGTTTTATAACCATATACGTCTACATTAACATCTTCAAATGTTGTTGGTTCTACTAATGACTTAGATATTGTATCACCTGATACTTCATCTACATAAGATGGTAAAGGATTGTCATAACCAAACGATGACTTACCTGGCACCCTTGTATCGGGTTGAGGTTCACCTAATACATCATAACTCTCAGCACCATCAATTCTACCTTTTGTAACTGACCCTTTATTAACAATTCTATCTCCACGTCTATATTCTATCTTCTGCCATAAATGTCTACAGTTATATGATCCTCTCCATACCATTGCGGAACTTCCCAAATCGTTTGTAATACCCTCTAGATCCTCAACACGGTATACTAAATTCTTTTGTAGTAAATCCTTACAAAACTCTCTTGTCGTCTCCTTAATGGGACTCCCTGACGCTTGTGGGTTTAATACATATTTGTATCTAATTAATCTTTCTTCAGTATCTTCAAATGAAGGTGAATTTGGTGATGACGATATAAAATCTTCTTTTACCAACTCATATCCTTCATCAAATAAATCTTGTTCAGATTGACCTTTCTCAATAATCATAGATGAGAACTTCATATCCTCACCATCAGGTATTACAAAATCTTCATGTGTTTTATTGAACGCAACCCAATTAATCTCAATTGCTGGTTCATCAACCAAACTTACCGCATCAACACCACTAAGTTCATCATCCTCTTCTATCTTTAATTCAAATATCTTTTCTTTCTTTATCATAATATTAAATATACTTTTTTATCGTTTAGATTTAAAGTGTTGATAAATCTTTCAAACGAGCTTGTTTTTGTGCTTCGTTTGTTAGATCACTTGATACCACATAAGTTTTCACTATTTGAGGTTGTGTTATTGTATCTGTAACTCTTGGACTATCATATCCTGCTTGACCTGATGCACCTTTACTGAATGATGTTCCTC